GGTGCGGTAAGAGATGTCGTTGAATTTCTGAAAAGCCACGGACACATTGCCTGATATTTCTTGCCTTTCATAATGTAACTAAAAAAGGAGAATCTGCTATGGGAAACGGCGTTTTGCGTTACAAAGGGTATTACGCAAGGCCAGCGTATGACCCAGAAGACCAAATCATTTATGGAAAAATTCTCGGAATTGATGATTTGGTCAATTTTTATTCTGAAACTGCAAAAGAGGTAGAAGAAGAATTCCATAAGGCCGTTGATGATTACCTTGACTTTTGCAAGGAAATCGGAAAAGAACCTCAAAAGGCATATAGCGGAACTTTTAATATCCGTGTTTCTGAAGAATTGCACCGTGAGGCTGCTCTTTGCGCACAGGCAAATGGGATTACTTTAAACGCTTATGTTGAACGTGCTCTCAAAAGAGCTGTTGAACAGGAAGATATCGTTGATAAAGCCCTGAAAACTGCTGCAATTATTGTCTCTGCTAATTTGGGCGGCTGCAATGTTCAAGCTGAATCTTGCGGCCACCCAGAAAACGTCGATGTTCTTGGACCAGTAAGTAATGCTTGGAAATCGTCCCTTGGAAACACCGTAAAAACAACCACCGTAAACATCGGGAGGGCATTGTGATGATCAAAGAGAAACTAACCGGTCAGTTCACAACAAGACTTCAAAAGGTCGAACTGAATGAGGTTCCATCTGAGTCTGGAAAGCCGCTGCCAGGTGCACAGTTAAACTATTCGGACCAGATTTCTTGGGATGTATTGCCTCAAAAATTACGCGTCAAGCTGACACGTACAATTAAGTTTGAACCAGAGACACTGTTTTCTATCGTTGTATCTTATTATGTTGATCACGAATTATCCGAAGAAAATGCTTTAAGTAATATTTCACCTGAGAATCTCAGAGGAGAAATATTTACCATACTATCTTTGTGAGCAGCAGGGCGCCTTGTCCAGAATTTCTTTAATCATTGCGAACTTGACTGCCTCTTTTGGTGGTATGCCGATTGTTCTGCCACCAGCTCTGCCAGGCGCAGAAGATTTGCATTAAAAAGCCAAAAATCCATGGTATAATACTATCATCAAAAGCCGTAAGGAACGGGAAACCGCCTTGCGGCTTTTGTGTTGTTGTCCATAGTGACGCTCCTGGCAGCAGGGGGACTGCGCGGTTGTCTGCCGCGTCGGTTGAGATGCCGGGCTATTTTTATGCCCTTGTAGCTCAATGGCAAGAGCCTGAGGTGTGCCGGTCCAAGTCCGGCCAAGGGCATCTATGAAGCAATCCAAGGCCCGGCGGGCCAGCGTGTCCATGTTGGACACAAAACGCCGGGCCAAGAAAATATACCGGGAGGGGTGTGCATGAAAATGACCCCCACGAAAAACAACCCCCGCTATGCCAACGGCAATCTGCGGCGCAAGCATAGGGCCAGACTCCGGGCCATGGGGTGCGAGTGCGGCATCTGCCATGGGCGGTTCGGGCCGATTCATTACGATGAGCCGAGCGATGCAGCGCATCCGCTGAGCTTTGTTGTGGATGAAATCAAGCCTGTTGCCAAATGGAAACAGTTTGGTTATCCGTCAGCGCGGGCCGCAGCGGAGGATTGGGACAATCTGCAAGCTGCGCATTACTTTTGCAATGCGCAAAAACGAGACAAAACAGCGAGTTTTTCGCTTGATTTCGGTGCAAAAATGACGAAAATTCCCAAGGTTACGGACGGCAGCTGGTAGGTGGGGAGGGTCCCCCTCCCCCGCCCACGGCGACCCTGCTGCTGTCCAGCGCCGATTTACACACGGGGTGTTTATGAAGCTGAAGAATGTGAAGGGCGGAAGGCTTGAGGAGCTGAAAAACCTGAAGCTGGTGCTGGCGGCGGCAATCGACGGGTACAGTGACCCCAAGGCGCTGCCGCAGCTGGCAAAGCAGTACCGGGAAACGGTACGGGAGATCGAGGAGATAGAGGGAGCGGCGAACAGTGAGGACGAGATCTGTGAAATCCTTGGCGAGCGCGCCGCTGATGGGAAGTCAGGAGCCGTCCGAAAGAGTCGCACCTGACTATACCGCCAGCGACGGGCTGGATGCAGCCAAGCTGGTGCGCATCGGCGGGACGGTGCTGGACCCATGGCAGAGCGATATTCTGGACGACTGGCTGGGGCGCACGCCCTCCGGCAAGTGGGCCGCGCCCTCCGCAGGCGGCAGCGTGCCGCGCCAGAACGGAAAAAGCCTGCTGATCCAGGCGCGCAGCGAGGCAGGAATGCTTTTGTACAACGAGCAGGTCGTCTACACGGCGCACCTGCAGAAAACCGCCACCGAGACATTTGAGGAGATGCGCGACTTCTTTGAGGGGCCGAAGCTGCGCCGCCATGTGGCCGAGATCAAGACGGCCATCGGGCGCGAGCAGATCATCTTGAAGTCCGGCGCGCGCATCAAATTTCTGGCGCGAACCCGCAACGGCGGACGCGGCCAGCACGGCGACCTGCTGATCTTTGACGAGGCGCAGGAGCTGGACGAGACGCAGCAGGCGTCGTTCCTGCCCGCAATCTCGGCAAGCCTGAACCCGCAGACGCTGTACCTGGGCACGCCGCCGGACGAGAACGCCGACGGCACGGTATTCCGCCGCATCCGCACCGGCGCGCTGGACGGCACGGCCAAGCGCACGGCATGGTTTGAATACTCCGTCAAGGAGATCGGAGACATCCATGATCCGGCGCGCTGGGCTGCCGCCAACCCGGCGCTGGGGCGGCGCATCCAGCAATCCACCATCGAGGGCGAGGCGGAGAACATGGCCCCGGATACGTTCGCCCGGGAGCGGCTGGGCTGGTGGAGCCCGGTGGTGACGGAAAAGCTGGACTACGCGCTGGACAAGAATGCCTGGGACCGCTGCGCCAGTGATGACGAGAAGCCGGAGGGAAAGACGGCCTACGGCGTGAAGTTCGCGGCGGACGGCTCGGCGGTGTGCCTGTGCGGCGCGGTCATCCCGAAGGACGGCCCGGCGCGGGTATCCCTGATCGAGATGCAGCCCACGGGGCGCGGCTTCGGTTGGCTGGCCGACTGGCTGAATGCCCGCTATGACCGCGCCAGCTGCGTAGTCATTGACGGGCGCAACGGTGTGGATGTGCTTGTGGACCGTATCAAGGGAAGCTGGCGGGCCAAGAACGCGGTTATCCGGCCATCGGCCAAGGATGTGATCGCCGCCGTCAGTGCCCTGACCGATGCCGTGAACGAGGGGCGGCTGACATGGTACCGCCCGCAGCAGGCGCTGCGTGAAAGTGCCGTGACCAGCATCAAGCGGCCCATCGGCGGCGGGTACGGCTTTGGCGGCGACAACAGTCTGCCGGTGGAGGCATGTGCCCTGGCGTTATGGGGCGCAAAGACCAGCAGACGCGACCCGACCCGGAAGATGCGGATCGGCTAAGAGGAGAACGTGATGATCGCACTGAATTTCGGCACGGTGGCCGGACTGACGGGGCCGGAGCAAAAGGCCCTGGACGAGCTTGTCTGGGTCTACAGCCTGCATCAAGCCAGCAACGCCGAGAAGGAAAAATACTACGAGGGCCACGTTGCGCTGAAGGACGTGAACCTCGGAATCGCACTGCCGCAGGGCATCCGCAACCTTGAGGTCGGGTGCAGCTGGGGACAGAAGGCCGTGGACGTGCTGGCCGCCCGCAGCATGTTTGACGGCTTTGTGAGCAGCGGCGGCGACAATGCTGTGCTGAACCGGCTGATCGCGGACAACCGGCTGATCGCCGAGTACGGCAAGGCCTGCCGGGATGAGCTGAAGTACGGCTGTGCGTTTGCGACGCTGTCTGCGGATGCGGCCATCGGCTGCAAGATACGATTCCACTCCCCTGCCACGGCGGCAGCGCTGTGGAGCGGCGAGAAGGGGCGCATTGCCTGCGGGCTGGCGATCATTGACACCGTGCCGGATGAGCATCTGACCGGCGTGTGGCAGCCGCGTGTTGTGAATCTGTACATGGACAATGCCGTGACGGTGCTGCGCCGGAGGCCGGACGGCTGGAATGTCCAGCGACTGCCCCACCGCATGGGCCGCCCGCTGATGGAGCCGCTGATCTGGAACGCCACC